CGTCAACCTGACCGTATTCCAGCCCGAAGACGGCATTTAAGCCGGGAAGAAGTTCTTTGGCAATACTAGCTCTGTTTACAGCCATAGTTTATCTCCTTCCTAGTTATGCCGTTGAAACTGTTGCAGTCGCAAACCGATCCCTGTGCGTGGGCAACCAGACCTCAAGCATTGGATATTGGTCAAGTCCGTCTGTACCTTCATTCGGATCTTTAGCATATCCAATAACTCGCACATTACCTACAATGGTTTCTACACCAGCAGCCGAAGTCTCTACGAAGAACGCAGACTGACCTGTAGTAGTACTACCAGCAGAAGCTGTCGAAACAGTTGCCGTATAATTAAGTACTTTACAAATCTCTCCATGACTACAAGTTGCATTACCTTGAATGTAATACGTCTGATCAGGATCAGTTATGACATGGAACTCAACACTGGTTGCAGCCGTGATAGCTTCACCGGGCCAGTAACGTGACCAAGTTGGCTTACCATCCGTATCTACATAGTTACAACCAACGAATACACCCGAAGGCTTCAAGGTTGCACCAATAGATTCCGAAATCGTACCACTAGCTTCAATACAGATTAAGTCACCAGTATACAGTTTCTTAGGAGCACGAGTTATAGTAGTCGGTGAAATAACACTTGATATCCCACCTGTATTATAATTCTGCCCCTTCTTACGAGCAGGAAGAAAGCCACGTAATGCTCTTGTACTAGACATTATATTTCTCCTTCCAATTGTTTATGGACTACTCCTGAAAATTAGGAGTCCGTCCTTTAAATGTTCTCGATTTACTACTATTGGAAATAGGCATCTGAGAATTGGAATGCCGCATTAATTGTGCATTAACAGCTTCCAACATATCGTTGGCCTTAGTCCTATAGTGTTTTCTTTTGGCCTCTAGCTTTACCGTGGGTATCTTACCCAAAGCAATGTCTCCACGACAGACAACTCCAGCATATCGGCCTTCTTCTCTCACGGTAGAAGTTGCTCCCATTTCAGGTACTTCTTCAGGAGAAACAAACTCCCATCCTTGCTGTTGTTTCTTACCAACTTCTTGGTAATCATCCTGACCATTAAGAAGGATACGTAGCCAACCAAGAGACATATCTTGCTGACGATATCTTTCTTCAACTTCACGAGGTATATAAGTTGCGTTTGGTTCTTCAAAGACGTATTCTGTTTCTTCTCTGGTTTCGTTTTCCCTAGTCTGAGAACTACGTGATTCAATACGTGTCATAATTTCTCCTCCACGTTACAGTTTAATTGCTGTGTATTCGCCATCGGAGTTTTCCACCTTGGCTTTTTCAGCAGCATATTGTTCAAGCGGTATACCCCAGTTCTGTGCTAACCTTACATCTTCTTTGGTTAGTTTCACTTTCCCCGGAGCTGGAGTGGAACGTGACGCTCCAGCTACCACTTGAGCAGGTTTAGACGGTTGTTCCTGCACCGAACTTTCTTTGACAGCAGTGTTAAACTTGTTTGGAAATGTTTCCCTAATCCTGCTATCAATCTCTTTATAAAATTCTGGATCACTTGGATCAAACCCTTCTTCTTTTAGTTCTGCATCTAATGCAAGTGCGGCTGCTGTCATTACCCTATCTTGTCCGAACCAATCATTATTCTGTGACCATTCGATAGCTCGTGGGTCTGCTGCGCCTTGCGGTTGAGCTGGTTGTTGTGGTTGCTGAACAGGCTGTTGAGGCTGCTGTTCAAACTGAGCCTTAGTAGCACCTAATGATTTTAGATCATTCTGTGCTTCATTTAAAAATTCCTGCGCTTGAAGAATCTTACTTGTATCACCTTCTTCATGTGCAGACTTATAAGCGGCTCTTGCCAACTCCATCTTATCTGTAAGCTGCTTCTCATTTGCATCTAGTTGCAGTTTACTAATATTAGTAAATTCTTGTTCTCTAGTATTAAGTCTACCAGTTAGTTGCTCGTTCTGTTGTATAAGTTGAGCAATCTGGTCATCTCTATCCTTACGTTGTTTTATTAGTTGTCGTATTCTTTTCTGAGCACCTTTAGTTTCAATACCATCTAATTCTTCAGGCTGCTCTGGTTTTGTTTCTTTTTGCTCTGTATCAGAAGGAGCTTCAACTTTTGCTGTATCTTCCTCTACTTCAAATTCTACCTTATTTTCTTCTGCTGGACTTTCAGCTTCCACCTCAGTCCACTCTTCTTTCTCAATCATTTTAATTCCTTTCGCTGCTTACGAAGCATACGTGTTTACGTCCTTATTCTATTATACTACATTAAGTCTAAATGTGCAAGTGTTTTAAGAACTAGATGTTAGATTAAATGTAGGATCTAAGTCTTTAGGATGTTCTACTGTACATATAACCTGATCATCAAATAATAAGATAAGCCTTACGGACTTATAAAATAGTTTCTGACCAGCGTGTTTAGCATAACATACATAGTCACCTTCCTGACACCACCCTCCAGTTGGGAATCTTGTCTCATCGTAATATGCCAAATCTCCTAAAGATAGAACTTTACCTACCGTTGTGAGATATGCCATATCGTCCTTAGTTGAATCGGGTAGCATAATGCCACCTTTTGTTACACCTTTTATACTTACGGGCCTAACTAAAATATGAAAGCCCGGTATCTCTGGTAGAGGACTAGGATCTTTGACCTCATCCTCTGTGATCCACATATCATTCTTGATAGCGTTTCCTAAATGTACCTGTTGCATTTACTCCTCTTCATCGTACATACGTTTTTTAATAATATCAGAGAATATTTGTCTACTCCATTCAATACCTGCTATCTGTCCTACGATTTGTCGATACTGTGCATAACCTTCCACAGTACCTTCACCAAGAACATTCTTCAGTCTATTAAGTTCGTAGTTATATTCTTTGATAACCTCATCCCAAATTTCCATTATTTATTTAGGATATTTCCATGAAGATGGATCTCTCTGGTTTAGCACACCCTTTTGTGGTCTAGCACCAGCACCGCCATCTTTAATAGATTTCTTAGTGGGATCTCCATATGCACCACCATCACCATTAGGTACATGCGTAGGATAACCACCTGTCACTCCCTTAACATCGTTAGGGTAGTGCATTCCTCCATATTTAGGCATCTTCTTCTCCTTTCTGTGTAGCTGCATTTGCAACAACACTATTTACAATATCCATTGTTGTGTGTACACTTTTATCATTTACATCAGCAATTTTTTGCATAACTTCTGTTGTTATCTTCTTAGAATCTAAATCCAGTTTCTGTTGACCAAGAGCAATCTTGACCATCATCTCCACAGACTTCAACTGATTCTTTTCTTGTTCTGTAGCAGCCTTAGTAAGAAGATCCAGAGACTTCATAGTTTCCTTACTTGCTCTATCCAGATCTGCTTTCTCCTTACGGAACTGAACATTATGTCCTTCTGTTACAACTTCCTTCATAAGTTTAGCTTCTTCCAGTTGTAACTTCTGTGCATCCAATGCAGCTTCAGCAGCATTCTGTGCAGCTTCCATTTGTATCTTCTGCTGCTCCAGTTGTACTTTCTGCTGTTCCAGAATAACCAGTTGTTGTTCTGGTGACTTGGCTTGACCTGCTGATTTATTTGCATTCAATATCTGTTGTGCAGCATAGGTCATTACACCTTCAATTGCTTCTGGCTTCTGCTCTGGCATCTGCTCCATAGCCATCTTGGTAATACCATCCATCTGTTCCTGATACTTATGTACCATATGCTCCTGAATATTAGCTTCCAGTATTGGTCTAACACGTTGCATGGTAGGACTTGCACCATTCATAGGATCTTGCAAGTAAGCCATTTTTATCTTAACATGTGCATCATGGTTCTGACCGGGGAATGCTGCAATGGGCATTCCTTTCACAGCAGCCATGATATCGGATACTGGATCAAGATTTTGTGGTTTTATCTTAGGCGGCAGTATCTCTTCCAAGTTCGGCATATTTGCCGCATTCAATATTGTTCTACTTAATGCTTCCATGTTGAACAAGCCGGGGGGTGATTGCTGTGCCATTTGCATAGCCATCTGTGCAATCATAAGGCGGTGAGCATTAGATGGAATATTAGGATCGCTGACGGGGATAACGTCCACTCTTCCATCAAAGTCAGACTTAAATATACTCCGACTTTCAAACGGCACATCATAGGGATATTCACTTGGTAGATAGTCGTAGTCTATTCTAGCAAGAATCCTAAATTCATCTCTCTGGGATTTATGCAATCGTTTATGGATTGCAGAGAAGAATTTACTGGACGCTTCCAGTAGTGCCATTGTTGTACCTACTGGTCCGTAAGAAGATGCTTCCGATACAATTTGTTCTGTACTGTCTGCAAACTTCTGACCTGCTGTTGAAACAAATCCCAACATCTGGAACAAGGTCGAGGAAGGCTCTTTGTAGGGGAGAGGAACGATAGCCTTTGCCAAGTCCACACCTGTAGATTCAACTTCTTTAAACTCACCGGGGCTGATAGGATCATTGTCACCAACTACTCTAACACCTTTCGCCTTGAACCCACCCGGCAGGTTCGCAAATTGACCTGCATCAATAAGACTTCTCATTGCTGCTGTAGCACTCATGGTAAGATTACCAAGGAAGTGCATTAGGCCAAATCCGTAGAAACCAAATCCCGGTACAAACCGATAATGTACAAAGTGATTTATCTTTTCCTTATTTGTATCGTCAGGCTTATAGTTTCTACGAACACATAAAACTTTTCTTGATTGTTCTTCTACTGTTACAATATAGGGAAGTGCTATTCCCTTTTCTTTATTTGGTTCATCTATCTCCAGATAACAATGCTGTTCCAGTAGTACATACTGTGGATCTGAATCCTGTGTTGGAGAGAATCCTAATATTGTATCCATCTTGGATGCAAATGCACTAGGTTCAGGATTAGATGCTTCTGGTAAATCTGTATCGGAATATATTCCTGAACGAATATCCTTTGCCAGATCAATGGGACTACGATATATTACATGTGTATACCTGTCAGCTTTGGAAAGATTACTGGAATAATAAGATACGTAAAACTGGTCAATAGGAACAAATTCTGATACTGGTCGTTTAAGATTTGCATCGTAGTATACTTTCTTAAATGCGGAGCCTATCAATGGAAGATGGAAAAGCATCTTCTCAAATTCATCAAAGTACTCTGGCATCTGCTCTGTGAGCTGATAATTCATAAAGTTCTTGACACGATTAGATTGCATCTCACGTTCTGGAGTGGACTTGCCAAGTATCTGTGTCTTGATCGGACCTGCCGATGGGAACAATTCCTGTGATGCTTTACTCTGGAACTTAACGGCTGACTCTACCAGTAGCGGATGTACTGCTGTACAGGCACCATCGAATGGTTCAGAAGATTCCTGTATCTTTAGACCTAGTAGGTCAAAGCCACGTTCAAACATAGACTCCCATTCCTGCCGGGAGTTCTTGTCTGCATCATAGTTGTTATATACATCTTCTGCTATTTCTTCCAGAACATTATCATCCAGATCTTCTGCAAGATTAGCATACCATTCCTTTACAGGAGCTTCTGCTTCCATAACAACAGTCTTGGTAAAGTCTACTGTTACACCACCATCTGGATCTACTTCAAATGTAGCTTCCTGTTCCTCACTTACAGGAGCAGCATCCATAGGAATTACATTTGCAATCTCCTGTGGTATCTGATCGTATGGATTTCTTTCTGTAGCCATAAATTTCCCCTAATTAGTTCTACCCATTACTTACATTATACACCTAACTACGCCAGTACGCAACCCTTTTCTTTCTTGGCTTATCATCTTCCCAATCTGGATCTTCAGGATGCGTAAGATGCCACGACTCTCGCATGAAATGCACAGCCATAGTCAGGGCATCTACCTGATCATCGTGAGCAGCATTTGGGAACTGTATCAGTTCTTCCAAGAGATCATCAGCCCACTTCTTATGTCTGGGTATCCAAACCTTTCCTGCTTCCAGTAGTGGAGAGGCTGCATATACACGGCTAACCTTATCCCTATCTGGCAGATATTCTCTTACTGGTAGTCCACTTCTACGCATATCCTGTAGTAGCGACTGACCACTGGCTTTCTTCTCTATGATACAGACATCAGGTTTGAAATCATTGTACAATACCTGTGATATCCTACGTAATTCAGGATATTCAAATCTTCCCTTCATATTACCCAGTAATATCAGGTTAGATACGTAGGCTTCTGCTCCATCTTCATCCTGATCGTACATGGAGAATATACCCCATGTCTGAATTACACTGTAATCTGCTGTGGTTTTCGTGGAGAAAGCCGTATCATATGTCTGTAGGATAAAATCACACGTAGGAGGCTCATTATAATCCCACCATTTTATCCATTTCTTCTTTATAAGCCCACCTTCCTCTGGAGTAGGATTCTGCATGTACAATGCATTCCAGTATCGTGCTCCATTGGAGGCTCTAATCTCATTCTCATCTATCTGTAGTACTTCATCTGGCTTCCATTCTGGAAAGTAGGACGATCCCACAGGTAAATCTAATAATTCTGCTGCTTCATCATCTAGCCATGCAGGTATTCGTATAACTTCCCACGGAATAGTTTCATATTCGCTCATATCCTCTTCTTGCTTTAGAAGCCATCCACATAAATCATCAAAATGATACCTTGTATTGATAATTAATATGGAACCATTGGGCATTAAACGAGTTCGTAGACCAGCAGGATACCATTCCTTGACATATCTACGGCCAGCTTCAGAATATGAATCCTCTTCGGACATCACATCGTCCAATATCGCTATATTAGCCCCTCGTCCTGCAATCTGGCTACGTACCCCGGCTGCGTAGTACGTTCCACCTTGGTTTGTTTTCCACTTCCCTGCTGCTCTAACGTCTGTTCGCAGAGAAACTCCTTTGAAAATATTCTGAAACTCTTCCGAATTGACAACATCACGAACAGAACGGCCAAAATCACTAGAAAGTTGATCAGAGTGAGACACAGTAAGAATTTCATGTTGTGGATTTCTCCCTATGTACCATGCTGGAAACAATTTGGAACAAATAACAGACTTGGAACTACGTGGTGGTAGAAACACCATCAGTCTTTTTAGTTCTCCAGACTCTAATTGTTTTAATTTATTAGATATTAGCTCAATATGTCGTCCCATCTTCCAATCGGAAACAAGAATTGGAGCCATTAGTCGAACAAATGTTAGGAAATCAGTCTGAGTACTCTGTAGTATACTTAGATTTAACAGGTTATTAAGATCTAAGTATGAAGATAATTGTTGTTCTTGTTGTATTTCCATTAAGTCCCTGTAGTAACTATGTACTTTATCTCTTAATTAGCTTTATAAGTCTAATTATACACTATATACTCTCTATGCACAAGTAATTTTTTTAGTAGCTCGGAAGTTATTGATAATATGGACTAATTATTAGCCCGTAAATTTTGGTAAATATGTGAGAGTGTCATTATATATATATGTATGCACATGCGTTCTTCCGGGTGGGGGTATGTGAAGACTTTCAAAGTCTTGACAAGTCTTGAAAAACAGATACCTTTGCTGGAAAAACAACTACTACTTAGTAGTTGGACGAAATAAAAAACTACTACTTAGCTTTCTTTGAAAGCAGTAGTTTTTTATAATAGATTTTGAAGTTGACGATGGAGATTATGGAGATCATCGAAGATGGCTCTGTTCAGTCTCTTTAGAGACTTTAAGGCTGCTGCCAACTACTTAACTAAGTAGTTGAACTAGCTAATAAATACTTGGTAGGAAGTTCTTACGAACTACCAAGTAGTTTATTAGAATTAGGATGAAGTTGACGATTTGGAAGCTGTCGAATGATGAGCTTTGTGGTGAATACATATGAGTGCGGCCATTGCTTGCCTCTAAGCGTAGCATGTCAGCTAACGCCAGCCTATGATGTAAGGTTCAGGTTCTGGATTAGTCGGTAGGTTGGTTCACCACAAAGCTCATTATTCACAAAACTAATAATATTCTTTAGTAGAGTATCTTGCGATACTAAAGAATAATTATTAGAAATAGGAGGTGCCGATAAGATGAACTCTGTGGATGATATCCAGAAGGTTATCCTCGAACAAGCGTTCGATTTGGAAACAACTGGAAAGAGGGCTTTGAAGGATGCTTTTGTTCTTGCTTTGGCTATGAAAGCTCTCAAGAATATACCTGTCATATCAGAAGAAGATGTGGCAGAAATTGAACTTTAGCTTGAAAACTAATAATACCCTGTAGTAGAGTATCTTACGATACTACAGGGTTATTATTAGAAAGAAGGAGGTTGCCGAATGATGACAGATTGGATCAAGAGAGTTGAGGTTATTGTTGACAGGAAGCCTTGGCGTGAACAATCTGAGCGAGTTCAAAATGGGCTTTGGGATTTGAACTCCATCTTTGAACAAGCTCTTGATGGAGCAAAGAGGGCTGATCGTAGCAATAAGAATTGCGATGTTGCCAAGAGATTCTCTTGGGAAGATTGGCGAAAACTGCTTTAACTAAATAATACTACTTAGCTTGGTTAAGTATACCAAGCAGTATTATTTAGAATTTAGGAAGGAGATTGCCGATGGTTTGAGGTTATGTCCGAAGAAGTGTCAGTGGCTACTCTCTGGAGCCATAGACTATGGGGCAAAGCAAGATGACAGAGAGGCGGTAGGGAGAATATAAATCGTCAATCCCTACCGTAGGATAAGAGGAGCAGCTATGCTCTTGAAATAGTTTGGCGTACCTTTTTCAACTCAAATCCGAAAGGAAATATCATGTCTTTTGTAATGCAAGCTTTTGTCGATGGTGAATGGAAAACCATTAATCGTGGTAAGAACCAGTTCCAAAGAACTTGGGACAAGATCAAAGCAGAGTTGCCAGTTAGAGTTGTTCACTCTAACGGCTCTTTCAAAGTCACCTCCAATGGTGAAAAGTTGGAAGGAACAGGCGAAGCCTTGTCCTTTGTGGCAAGGTAACCTTGCAAACTAATAATACCCTGTAGTAGAGTATCTTACGATACTACAGGGTAATTATTAGAAAGTTGTCTTTGATGAGCCACATTGAATGTGGTTCATTTAAGCTAACTTATCTTGAGTGAGCTTAGTGGTGGATACATGTGAAGCAATTAGAAATAATTGCTGTTAAATCTAAGTGTGGTTTGTCAGCCAACACCAAGATCTTTGACAAGTCTTGGTCCACCACTAAGCTCATTCATAACTTATCTTGAAAGGAGAAGAACTATGTCAAAGAGAAAGTCTGAAAGGCAGTTGCAAAGGTTCTTGGATTGGTGCAATGCCAACCCACAAAGTACAAGTCAAGAGTGGGTCAAGAACTTTAAGAGAATGGGCTGGACAGCTATGAGTGATTTCGGTTTCTGGACGGGGAAGAATGAAGATCATCAGGCTTCAAAGAAGTTTGGTTTTGTTTTGGACAATCCCGGCAGGGAATTTCCTAAAGACTTGTAAGTCTTGACTGTCTAATAATGCCCTATAGTAGAGTATCTTACGATACTATAGGGTATTATTAGAAATTTATCTTGAAAGGAGTTTGTTGATGGCTAAAGTAGTTGTAGATGGCTGGCTTGGGAACTGGGATGGTTTTCAAGACTTTGTAGTTGAAGGCAAAAGCCTTAAGGATTGTGCTTCCAAGTTGGTTGAACAAACCGAAGGTTTTTGTGCTGGTGCTCATCTCCAAGCCTTTAATGAAGATGGAGATGATGTTAGTGCAGTGTTTTCAAGTATGATAAACCTCATAGATAAGGAGTAATACTATGAACAAAGGCATAGTAGGTGGTGGATTTCTGTTGTTCTCAACAGCGTTTACCTTCTTGATCTTTGGACTATGTGTAGGCTATTACTATGGCATGGCATTTGCCGCAATGTAAAGGATTAGTACCAAAATGCAAACAGCAAAACAATTCTTGGAATGGTATCTTGATATACAAAGCAAAGAGATAGACTTTGCAGAGGTGGAGAAGAATTTATTCTCTTTGCCAAAGCAAGAACAAGATACTATACGAAGGTTATTGACTTCTGCAAAAGCTAAGAAGGTTGATGACCTAGCTCAACATTAACTTGACAACCTATTAAGTATCCTGTAGTAGATTACTTAAGATACTACAGGATGCTTAATAGAAATAGGAGATTTGATATGAAGCCATTGTTATATCCTAACCTTGATCGTTCCAAACTAACCAAAGCTGAATTGGAAGAACTCTTAGAATTGGAGGCACTTGAAGAGGCAAGATATCAAGATTGGTATGAAGATCCTGAATCACATATGTAAGGAGAAAGACTATGTTTGATAGTGCATTTGCGAAGTTGTCAAGAGAAGACAAAGAAGAACTACAAAGTAGGATAGACTTTACTATCAGTAGTAACGCTGATTTATTCTTGATGACAAGTGAGCAAGAGAGTCGGTTCCGCTTCTATGAAACTCAAATATTCTTGAAAGAGAAAGGATTAATCTAATGCAAGTCAAAGAATATGTGAGGCATTGTGAGGATATCGGTATGTTTTCAACCGATAGACCTATCAATGATGTTGGAGATACAGAAGGATCTTGTCTACATAGAACTCCTTACTGTGATGAAAAGTGTTACAACGTCAAGCTCTATAAGATGTATCCTAACATGGCTGTCAAAGATGTCCGAAGTGAGGAGATATGGCAGAACATAAAGCCTTTGCAAGTCAAAGAAGTCTTGGCGAGAAAGCGTAAGCAAACCAAGAGAGTGAGGCATTGCACAAGAGGTGAGCCAATCAAAGAAGTCTCTGACATTTGGAAGATCAAAGCAGAGGCAGAAGCTACGCCAGAGACTACATGGTGGATACCTACAAGAGCTTGGCGAGATCCAACTCTTAACTTCTTGATAAGAACAGAGTTATTCTCTATCAAGAACTTAGCGATTAATGCCAGTGTTGACCCATCAAATAGCGTAGAAGAATGGGATATGCTGGAAAGTCAGGGCTGGAATATCATGTTCTTTGGTGATGATAGTCTTGACAAAAGCCCTGCCTCTGGTAAAAGAATGTTTGATTGTCCTAAGACAAAGTGGGGCTTGAAAGGTCACTGTGGTATATGCAAAGCTGGTTGCTTTAGTCAGACTACCATAGGTAGACAACAGATTGTCAAATTGTACGAACATTAGGAGAGTATACTATGAAGAAGTACATCCATGTCAACCAACATAACATCAAGAGTAACCGCAAGTATGGAGAGAATAAGCCTGTCTTTACAGTCAAGACTTACAAGTCTAATGACTATGGGCATGAGGTACATATTGACGGCCCATGTACCATAGTGTATAGTCCTCTAAAGCCTTTGTCTTGCGGTGCTCATGTCTGGATACAGACAGAGGCAGAGGTACATATCAAAGAGGAAAGAGAGCTGGATATTGGCACCATCGTTGATGTAACATCTAAAAGATAAGGAGTAACTAAATGACAGAAGAAGAGTATCAAGAATATGTTTGCCAGTTGGCAAGAGAGCATGGCTCAATGCACTCTACCTTGCAATGGCTGGAGAAGTACACCAATCTTGACAAGATATCTTTAGACATAGTGAAAGGAACTTTGGAGAATGTCACATCCAGTTAATGATATCATCTACGATAACATGGAAGATCGTTATCAAGAACTTTATGCTATGTATATAGAGAAAGGTTATCCTCCTTACATAGCAGAAGATAGGGCATTGATTGATGTCCGTGAGGAGTTTGAAATCTGTCAACCTAATTAACCATATGTAGTGAAGTTCTTACGAACTACATATGGTTTAATTAGTACTAACAAAACTGAAAGGAAATATTGAGATGAATTTTGTATTCCGTTTGCGTAAACGTGACCGCTACTTTGGCACACGTAAAACCAAGGATGGCCGTAGGTTTGACCTTGGTAAGTTGTATCTCCACGTTGCAAAGGCTCCACATTTCTGGAATATTAAGGGAATAGTGGATGTGCGTGGCCGTACTTTTGTGATATAATAATTAAGTGGGGGTGAAATTCCCCCACCATTTTTGGAGAGGACCATGAAAAAGAATGGCAAAGCTAAGATCATACGCAAGAAAGATTGCAAAGACCTTGCTGAACTTGAACAAAATTATGCTGGATTATGGAGAGCATTGGGATGGCAGGTGACAAAGAAAAAGAACTCCTTTATCTTGAGAAGCCAGTGCCGTACCTATATGATAGGAGCTGGTGATGCAATATAAAACCCATGCAGATATAGACCCACTGACAGCAAGTTATCTTTGCACAGTGGCTAATGTAGGAAGTATCTATGAGCTTGACATAGATGTTATTAACGAGTATCTTTTTGAGATGCACAGATATCATACAGTAAATAACCAGAAGGAAGTAGCATAATGTTTGACTATCAAATGTTTGACCATGACAAGATTGATTTTGAAGTAGAAAAGTTTAGTCTTGATTCTTATGATGGCTATGCCGTAAACAGTGACATAGGTGTAGGTTTAAGACGTAAAGATAATAAGAGAGCACTTGCCATAGTCTCTGATGCCTATGAGCCAGTGCAATACAAAGACATAGTAACTGGTGTGCAAGAAGCTATAGGTCTATCCGATATGGACTTAACCGATGCCACATATGAGACTAATGTCTATGACAATGGAGCAAGGCTTGAGCTACGTGCTAAGTTCCCTGCTCATGAGATACAGATAGACAAAGGAGACACAGTTATACCTGAGTTTGTCTTTCGTACTTCCCATAATAGGACATGGGCCAACAATGGTATGATGGGATTGTGGAGAGGCTTCTGCTTTAACACATTAGTATCAGGAGATAAGCTGGCCTATGTCTATGGTAGGCATACCAAGAACTTCAATGTGCTAGGCTTTGCCTCAAAGATAGAGAAGGCTTCTGAATACATAGCTGGTGGTGGACTGCAACAGATGAGGAACTGGTATCACACAGATGTTAGTCGTGATAATGTGATCCATCTATTCACTCATACCTTGGCAAAGAAGACTAATAACATTAGCCGTGAGGTAGAACCTAACAAGGTGATGCTCTCTAATCTAATGAAGATCTTTGATGAAGAGAACCGTCACCTACATGGAAGAGGTAACTATGAAGGATATGCTACTCGTAATCGAGGAACTCTGTGGTCTGCATATCAGGCCGCTACCTACTGGAGTAGCCATGATAAGAATGGTGGTAGACCATCCCATACTACCATAGGTGGTAGAGAAGACAAGGTAAGGAAGATGTTACACTCACCACAATGGAAACAATTAGCAGCATAAGGAATAGGACTATGAAAGATCAGAGAGTTGTAGGTAAACGAAAGAATAATCCATTGGCGAAGCAACTCTCTGATCCTATGTGGAGAAAGAGAGTTGTTACCAGTAAGGTTATATACAATAGAAAGAAAGTAAAGGATCAAGACTATGTGGATCATAGTTAATAGCGATGACGAGTTCGATGAGGACTGTGCCAACATACTTATGGGTGAGGATGGTGCGGCTTTGAAATTCAAAGACAAGACAAGTGCATATAGATACTTACAATATATGTGTAAGGAACATGGACTTGACTACGATCTAATGGAAGGTGATATAGAATTATGGCGGCTTCATTAAAGACAGGTGGTGTTCAACTACATCACTCTGTAACTAAGCATGATAAAGATCATCCTCTGTATATTAAAGAGGTGTTGGATTGGATGAATCATAATAATGATTTAGCAAAGGAACATTCCAGATTAGCTAGGCGTGGTGATAAGGATAGCATGTCTCAAAGATATATACATGAAGGATATGTCAGAGATATTAGACACTACCTGCGAACAGGAGATTGGATCTCTGATTTCTTTGGTAAGAATCAAGAACATAAAATTAGATGGAGAAGTATATGACTGACTTTGTATGGCCTGAAGATAACTTTAACTCTGTACGTAAGGATCTTGGAGCACACGTTTCCAAGAGAACTGAGTATGTCCAACGTAACTTTGATAAGAAGTGGGTACGTTGGGAGCTAGTGGATACCCAAACTAAAGAGAGGTATCCGTTTCAAACAGGCTGTAATACAAGAGAAGTCTGGATTGCCACTGGTGTGTGGCATGATAAACCTGTCACTACTATGAACAAGGAGAGACAAAGGTGGAAAGGAAGGCAGAAGTAAGGGAGATACGTTACATCCATCAAGGTTCTACCAATGGTATTGGTTGGCAGGTTATTGTCTATGATCCTCGTGGTGATGTTCGTATCTTGAAAGAAAGTATCTTCAAAGAAGAAGCATTAGACTATGCAACTGAGTATAATAAGGAGCTATCCAATGAACATTGAACAACAGCTAAGAAGAAATGTAAAAGAATTGCAAGAGCAATTACAAAGAGCTTATCAAAGAATAAAACTTTTGCAAGATGAAATTCACAGTGAACGTAAGAGAAATTTTTATAACGATCACTTCTCCAAGAAGGATAATTCTGGATGGGCCATGATGGAACACCCACCTGAGTATCTTGAAGAGGGTCATGCTGAGTTCACCTATCCTATTGAAAAGACAGAGAATGATGTATGAAGATGCCAAGGTATTAAGTAGACATAACTTCCTTGAAAAATATGGTGGACATAGTGAGTGGGTCTATGATAAAGTACATGGTGAGTTGATACGAGAGATCCTAAAACAAAGTCTTGAGTCTATAGATAATAGAAAAGAAAAGGAGAGACAAATGAGTAAAGTAAATGACTTACTAATTCAGATGGAAGAGGAAGCTCCACATATTACTAAGACTGCTTTCGTTGGAAAGTATGGGTGGATACATGAAGATGTATGGACAAAGGTTCGTATTGAAATGAGAGATCAACTTGGATTGGAGTTAGAAGATGAAGACTAAAGAACATATCTGTCAAGTCTATGACTTTACTTCTATTAGAGAAGTAATCATGGAGAAGAGACAGGAGAAAGAGAAAGCAAGGTATCAAGATAAGTTAGCTGAGATGCAGATAGATCAGGATAACATAACACTTGATCTGTTTACTATCAGAGACATGATACTTAATGGCTTTGATCCCTCTTGCCCTGAAGACATAGTAGAATATGGAAGGAAGGTAGGCTATGAGATTGATTGGGATACAGGAACATGGAATCCAACCGATGACTAAGACTTTTATACAAGAAGAACGAGACAAGTACTTCTGGATTAGGGTTAAAGAATATAAGAAGGAAGGATACTCGTACAGAGAAGCAAAAGGATTAGCTAGTCAAGATACAAATGAAGCTATGGCTTCAGATGAAATCTGGATGGAGCAGTTTGAGAAGGAGACATGGGAATGAAATACAGTGGAGTAGCTTGTATTGAATGGATTGACTCCTCAGAGTATGAGGATGCTGATTGGAAGTCAGAAGATGAGGTCAAAGAATTAACACCTATGCGTATCAAAAGTGTAGGTATACTAGTCAATGAGGATGACTTGTATATTACACTTGCATCCTCTGTTAATAACTATGATCTTGATTGTGAAGCACAATTTGGTGGGTTGATTACCATACCAAAGGTTGCTATACTAAAACAGTGGACCTTTCCAAAGAGCTTTTTAAGTGAGGCTTGGCCGGGTCCGGGTGTGTAACATGGAAACTAATTAACCATATGTAGTAGTTCTTATGAACTACATATGGATTAATTAGAAAGGGGAAAATATGCTGAAGAAACAGTGGCTCGACAGAGGGCCATGTCCTAAATGTAAGTCATCCGATGCTAATGTTAAGCATAAGCAGGGATATTCGTATTGCTTTAGTTGTGATACAAGGTTCGGTGATAATGTTACTGTTGTACCTAAACAAGAATGGACGGTGAAACCTATGTCAACAACTGGAAGTTGGGGTAATATTAGTGATCGTAAGATCTCTATGGATACCGCAAAGAAATATAGTACAAAGATAAAGCAGTCTGGTAACATCGTGACCCATCATCTGTATGGTTACTTCAACGATAGTGGTGAGCAGATAGGTCACAAAGTTAGACAGTGTAAAGACAAAAGAATGTGGGTGGAAGGTGAGCTAACCGATGCCCTGTTGTTTGGTCAGAATATATTCTCACCGAAGGGTAAGTATATAACTATATGTGAAGGTGAAGTGGATGCCATGTCAGCCTATGAACTGATGGGATCTAAGTGGCCTTCTGTATCTATCAAGACAGGAGCTGGTTCAGCATTGCGTGATTGCAAGAATGCATTCACTTATCTGGATAGCTTTGATAACGTGATCATATGCTTTGACATGGACAAGCAAGGTCAAGAAGCTGCACAAGAAGTAGCTCAGTTGTTTGCACCTAACAAGGCAAGGATAGTACGCATGGATCACAAGGATGCTAATGAGTATCTCAAGATGGGACAACGTGCTGCCTTCAATGATTGCTGGTGGAATGCAAAGCCATTCACACCTGCTGGTATAATTAATCTCAAAGACTTAGGCGAGACATTATACGAAGAGGATTTCTGTGAGACTTGTCTCTATCCTTGGCCTAAGATGAATGAGAAGACCTATGGTATGCGAACAGGAGAACTGATTACATTCTGTAGTGGTAGTGGTATGGGTAAGTCAAGTATTATACGTGAACTTATGCACCACTTCCTACGTAACACAAAAGATAACATAGGTATACTTGCTCTTGAAGAGAGTGTGAAGAACACAGCATGGAACATCATGTCAGTGGAAGCAGATGCTAGGTTGTACATCAAGGAGATCAGAGATCAGTTTACACCAGAGCAATTGCAGAAGTTCCAAGCGGAGACTATTAACTCTGGTAGGTTCTTTGCCTTTGATCACTTTGGATCAGTGGACAATGACGAGATACTAGCAAGGGTTAGGTTTATGGCTCAAGCTCTTGATTGTAAATGGATTTGTCTGGATCACTTGAGCATACTTGTATCAGGTCAAGAGGATACAGATGAACGTAAGTCCATCGACATACTAATGACCAAGCTACGATCTCTCGTGGAGCAGACAGGTATATGCTTGTTACTTGTATCCCATCTACGTAGACCTGCTGGTGACAGAGGACACGAGGATGGCAGGGAAGTGACACTCTCTCACTTGAGAGGTTCCGCATCCATAGGACATCTGAGTGATGGTGTCATAGGTTTGGAACGTAACCAGCAAGATGATGATCCTGTTATAGCCAACACAACTACAATACGTATACTCAAGAATAGATATACTGGAGATACAGGTGTGGCTACACATTTATTTTATAACAAAGATACAGGTAGGTTGACTGAGATAGACAACCCATTTGATGTAGGAGATAATAATGCCGATTAAATTTGATAGAAATTTATATAATAAATATGATACATTAACTAAAAATGTTATGTCATATTGGTTAATGTCTGAAGGTTATAAGGATATTAATACTGAAGAAACATATGGAGTAGATGTTGTATGTAAGGATAAGTTAGGTTTGGAGTGTTACTTTGAGACAGAGATAAAGACAAGCTGGCGTGACCATTGGCCTGAGTCTTGGAAGGAGATACGTATTCCATACAGGAAGCATAAGCTCATAGACAAGTGGGTAAGTTCAGTGAAATCCGAAGGGTGTATTGGTCCCTTAACCTTTGTCATATTCAACAAGCACTTGGATCAGGCATGGTTTATGGACGGTGCAATGGTTAACAAGTGTGATGTTAAACCAGTGGACAATAGAAGGAGAGCGGCAGAGCCTTTCTATCATATCAAAGTAGCTGATGCTAAGTTAGTGAAGATAATGCCAAGTCCAGTACTAAAGGAGAAAGGTTATGACAAAGATTTACTCATTAATAGTAAGTACCCTAGCTAGATGGATTCCCCTCTTGGTCTTTATACCCATATTATCGTGGATGGTTATGATGCTTACCGTCTTAATCGTAAAGCATTACATAGAGGACTTACCTTATACCAACGGCTTTTCAATGTGGCTATGTTCTTTAATTACAGCTTACGTTTTCTGTCTGTATAACTTTATGAGGAGTAAACGTGTTAGTATCAATAACGAATCAAGCTGACCATCATCTGTCAGGTATAGTTAAATCAGAGAATGCAATAGGCATTGAGCTTGGTGTTAAGGGTGGTGGTTGTGCTGGCTTTACATACCAATGGGAAGTTTTATTTGACATTCCTGATGAACATGATATAATTCCACTTAAAGAAGGGAAGTTATATATTAAGAAAGAAGCAATGATGTTATTAATAAATACAACTATAGACTTCTCTACTGGTATTAATGGTAATTATATTATATTTAAGAATCCTAATGCTACATCACAGTGTGGATGTGGAGAAAGTTTTGGGATATGAACTTTAGTGAAAGGAATTATAAATTTTATCTAAATAGAGCACAGGTAAATGGAATACCTGAATCTGATTTAGAATTTGCTAGGAAATATATTATTATGAAATATAAAATGTGGGAACATTGGTGTCCAGTGGAACACACAACTATGAACGTAGGAAAC